AATACGGCAGGGCCTTCGGCTGGGACGGGGTCCCCTGGTGCGTGATCTTCCTGTGGTGGTGTTTCCGGGAGGCGGGAGAAAAGGACGCCTTCTACGGGGGCGGCAAGACCTCCTCCTGTTCCGCCCTGTATCGCTGGTATCGGGAACGGGGACAGACGGCAGGCCCGGAGGAGATCCGACCGGGAGATATCCTGCTCCTGAACTTCTCCGGGACTCGGGAGACCCAGCACTGCGGCCTCGTGACCCAGGTGCTGAACGGGACGGAGGGCTGGTACCGGACCATCGAAGGGAACACCTCGGCGGGAGCAGAGGGAGATCAGACCGGGGGCGGCTGCGTCGCCCAGAAGGCGCGGCACAAAGAGAACGTCGTGGGCGTTTGCCGCCCTGCGTACGGGAAGGACGAACAGACCGACTACAGCGGCCACTGGGCGGAGAAAAGCATCCGCTGGGCACTGGAAAAAGGCCTGATGCGAGGCTACGGGAACGGGACCTGGAAACCGGACCAGCCCCTCACCCGAGCGGAGCTGGCGGTGGTCCTGCAGAGACTGGAGGGAGAAGAATGAACCACTTTTTGCGGGCGGCGCTGATCCGCGCTCTGCGCACTCTGGCACAGGCCGCCGCCGCGGTGATCGGCACGTCGGCGCTGCTTTCGGAAGTGAACTGGCTGTCCGTAGGGTCCGCCGCCCTGTTGGCGGGGATCCTGAGCCTGCTCACCAGCATTGCCACAGGCTTGCCGGAGGCGGAAAACCATGAATGAACAGACCGCACGGGCAGAGGTGGACGAGCTTCGACGCCGGATGGACGCGGTGGAGGAGCGGCTGCATAACGGAGACGTGACCCTGGCCCTGCTGAAGCAGCGGCTGGATCAGATCGACGCCAAGCTGAACGAGATGTCCGTCACCCTCCAGGATCTGCGGCTGCGTCCGGCCCGAAAATGGGACAGCGTAAGCCAGCAGGTCCTGATCTGGATCGTGACGGCGCTCCTGGCCTTCATTGCGGTGAAGACCGGTCTGAAATAAGGAGGCAGAAATGACCGTACAGGATTGTATCGATTATGTGGACAGCATCGAGCCCAACGCTTACACAGACGCGCAGAAGACCGGATGGCTGAACGAAGCGGAGGGCAAGGTATACACGCAGCTCTTTCTGGTCCAGCCCATGGAATTCACGCCTCTGACAGACGGGGACCAGATCTTGACCCTGCCCGCGCCGTATGACCGGATGTACAGCCGGTATCTCCAGGCCATGATCCACTACGCCAACGGGGAGTACGACCGGTATGCCAACAGCATGGCCTTGTTCAACGAGGTCTGGGCCGAAGCGAACCGGTGGTTCGGCGGGGACTTCGACGTGACGGACAGGCTGCGGAACAGGATCATCGAGGTGCAGATCACACCTGAACTTGGAGACCTGGCCATCGTGGAGATTCCTGATGGCTGCGCGGTGGTAGCAGGGCGGATCGTGGTTCGCAAGCCCGAGACCGGGTGGGGATGCCACTATCAATTCACAGGCTACAGCTATGCCCAAACCTACTGCTACAAAATCGGCAGCACGTGGTACTCATTCGACATTTCCGACGTAGCGGGGCTGGACCATTTTGAAAACGGGGATCATCTTACGCTGGATACAAGTTTGGTTGTGGCTTACGCGAACGGCGACATCTACACGATCACGCCCACAGCAAGCAGCCACACAGGAACCGAGCTGGATTGGACCTGCGGGGTCCAAGCCTGGGTAAACAGCAGCGATCAGACTATCGGAAGCCGGCAGCTGCTGAGTGAAAACGGGGCGGTTTCGCTGCCCATGATCATGGCTGATGCCGGGAAAACGCTGCTTGGCATAACCATCGGGCCGGGAATCTGGGACGGCGACGGATATGATTTATATGACGGCGCTGTCAAGCTGACCGGTCGTTTGCTGATCCCGGACGAGAAGTGGCACTATGATCCCGCATATGCCGGCAGGAGGGACGCCCGATGGCGAAGCTGAGAGTCCTGGGGGAGAACCCCCCGCCCCCGAGAGGAAACGGGGAAAATCAGCTCCGGGAGCTGCGGGACTACCTGACCCGGATGAAGGACGAGCTGGAATTCCTGCTGACCCACCTGGGGGAGGACAACCTGGACGGAGGCCTGACGGAACACCTCAGACGGATCCGGGAACAGAGCGGACAGATCTCCGGGATCCAGGAGAAGATCACCGACATAGAGGGAGAGATCTCCGATATCGACACCGCACTGAGCGGGAAGCAGGACACGC